TTCTCCGTGGAGAGACAATATGTGGACAAACTTCCTACAGTGGCTGAACAGTTTACTGACTCAGACACGACGATCATTGTACAAGACAGCAAGGCTGGTTGGGCTAAAGCTTACAAGGAACTTGTCTCCCTACTCATTGGTGGTCAAATTCCAAGATGGGACTTATCTAAGATACGCCCTGCTGGTGCCAGACTCAAAACTTTTGGAGGTCGTGCATCTGGTCCAAAGCCACTGGATGATCTGTTTAGGTTCACAGTGGATACATTTAGAAGAAGTTCTGGACGCAAACTCACCTCCATCGAATGTCACGATCTCGTCTGTAAGATTGCGGAAGTTGTTGTGGTCGGAGGCGTGCGTAGATCCGCTCTTATTAGCCTATCGAATCTCACGGACGAAAGAATGCGTGATGCTAAGACTGGCGCATGGTGGGAGGCTAATTCTCAAAGAGCACTTGCGAACAATAGCGTCGTCTACAAAGAGAAGCCAGAAATTGGTACATTTATGGAAGAGTGGGTATCTCTCTACAAGAGCAAGAGTGGTGAGCGTGGTATCTTCAATCGTGACGCTTGCCAAAAGACGGTAGCCAAACTTGGTGATCGTCGTGATCCAAGTTATGAATTCGGTACAAATCCTTGCTCAGAAATTATTCTACGAGATCGTCAGTTCTGCAATCTAACAGAAGTAATTGTAAGAACAAACGATACTATGGAGAGTCTTGCTCGTAAGGTTAAACTTGCTACAATTCTTGGAACATGGCAAGCATCAATGTTACATTTCCCATATCTTTCATCAGAGTGGAAAAAAAATTGTGAAGAAGAAGCACTACTGGGTGTATCTCTCACAGGTATTCTTGATAATGCAATGATGCGTGATCAACACGGACTCAAAGCAAATCTTGAGAATCTAAAGCAACATGCAGTTGATACCAACAAGGAATGGGCTAAGAAGTTAGGTATCAATCAGGCTGCTGCTATTACTTGCATCAAGCCAAGCGGTACTGTTTCTCAACTTACGGATGCAGCATCGGGTATCCATGCTCGACACAACCAGTATTACATCCGTACTGTTCGTGCAGATCGTAAGGATCCTCTGTGTCAACTCATGATCGACAAGGGGTTTCCCCACGAACCTTGTGTCATGAAGTCAGACTCAGTTATGGTTTTCTCGTTCCCAATGAAGGCAGAGGGATCAGTTACTCGTATCGATATGACTGCTATTGAGCATCTAGAACTTTGGTTAGCATATCAGCGTAATTGGTGTGAACACAAGCCATCAATCACTGTGACTGTAAAGGAACACGAGTGGATGGAGGTTGGTGCATGGGTGTACAAGCATTTTGACGAGATCAGTGGTATTTCGTTCTTGCCACATTCAGATCACTCATATCGTCAAGCACCATACCAAGACTGTACAAAAGAATACTACGAAGCATTCCTTGAGAAGATGCCAAAGGATGTGGACTGGAGTGAACTCACAAAATATGAAAAGGTTGATCAGACAGTAGGAACTCAAACTTTTGCATGTAGTGGTGATAAGTGTGAATTGGTAGATTTAACAACTAGTTAATAGGAGATAATAAAATGGACAGCAATAATTTAATAATAATGGTAGTATCTGGTTTACTTGGATTCTTCGTGGTTAAGTATTTTCAAATGAAGAAGGAAATTGCGAGAAATGATTTAGATAGAGAGATGGATATGATCTATAGATCAATAGATGATATTCGCACTAATTTAGAAAAAGATGTAGAAAGACTTACTACAAAAATTGAAAATACAGAAAATAACATTTATTCTGAATTAAATAATCGTTATCGTGTATTCTCAAATGCAATTAATGATGCTGATAGAAGAATTGATGAAATTGTATATAATAATTCAGATAAAGAACCAACTTTATTTGACAATGTTTCTTGACTTACTAGATACTTATGGTATAGTATAACCAAAGGAGACACACATGCTTAAGTACATTCTTGCACTAATCGTAACACTTTGTCTGACCGCACCTGCTCGCTCACAAGTAGCAGTAGCAGTTGGTGGTGGGTGGGGTGGAGTCGCTGTCGGTGTTGGTGGCTACGGTGGTTATGGTGGTGCTTACGCATACTCTGGCGGTTATTATGGTGGTTATTACGGCGGTGGAGTAGTTGCTCCAGTTGGAGGATGGTATCCTTATTATTATTCAAGTCCTCTTTATGCATCACCTGTTCCTGCGGTTTACCCAATGCCTCAGGTGGTACAGTCTCCATACACATATGCACCTTGCTATGTTCCGGCGGCTGTTCCTGTTCCACAGTGCCCACCATGTCCTAAGCGACCTTGCCAGAACTAATACACCCGTGTTGGCGGGGCATTTAAAGATCCAGTCCTTCGGGACTGGATTTTTTTTATTTTTATTTTAAAAGTTATATAAATAATTATGTCATGAAAGGCAGACTACTGAAATTACTCAGTCTGATCCTTGCGACAAGTACATCTTGCAACAATATCAGTGCCGATACGAAGCAAGCACAGGAAACCCCCCCACCCTCAATAGCAGACATATTGACACCCATTAGCGAACCGAAGGAGTTTATAGGGTTCCATGTTATAGAAGAGGGTCAAGATCCCTATCGTTGCGTGGGGCAAGTATTTGATAATAATGATGCATTTGTGGGCAGTGCAGTTCAAATAGACAAAAATCTAGTACTCACTGCGGGACATTGTATAGATGGAACAAATTTAAAATTCTTCAGAGTTGGTGGAGAAGACTATACAATAGTAAAACAAATTGTACATCCAAAATTTAAAATTGGAGAAATTATAATCCATGATATTGGTATTTTAATTTTAGATAGACCAACATGTATTACAGAATTCCCAGTAATTTCATATGAAAGAAAAGATCTAACGAGATTTGAAGAACTTACAACTGTTGGCTTTTCACATGGAGTAAAAAAATCAAGTGAGCATGGTTCTTTTTACTATTATGGATTGGTATTAGAAGATCCATTTGATTTTAAGTTTAATTCTACAAAAGGTACACATGTTTGGTTTGGTGATTCTGGTGGTGCAGTTTTTGAAGATAGTGGAAAACTTGCAGGATTAATCTCAGCATTTAGAATGCACGATCTAACAATAGTAGAAATGTCTGCAACAAATCTATTCTTGTATAAAGAATGGATAAGCGATACAATAAAACAGAATCAGGACATCCTAATGGGATTCTAATTATTACATAAATACATGTATGGTAATAGCAGGAATAGATTACTCCCTTTGTGGACCCGCCATCTGTGTTTTCGATGGCGATACTTTTTCATATAAAAATTGTTCATTCTACTATCTCACCGATGTAAAGAAATATGCAGATGCCTTTGGTGGTAATGTATTCGGTGAGAGATTCCTAGATTGGAATACAGAACAAGAACGCTATAAGACAATTGCAGATTGGGCAATCGAAATCGTTATGGGTTGCTCACATGTAGCAGTTGAAGGATATGCTTATTCCGCTACTGGTAGAATCTTCCATATAGCAGAAAATACAGGATTGTTAAAGTATAAACTATATGAAATGGGTTTACCAACTACAATACTTCCACCAACAGAAGTCAAGAAATATGCTACGGGTAAAGGAAATGCAGACAAGCAAATGATGTATGATTCATTTGTTCAAGACACTGGTGCTGCATTAAGATTAACAATCACACCCGATAAAAAAGAAATTACGAGTCCAGTGTCAGACATCGTGGACTCGTATTTCATTTGTAAAAAGTTATTCGATTCTCTTACTTACCCGCTCGGTCAGTAGGTTCTTCTTCCTTACACTTTGACTTAAGGTATTGGTTGTATGCCCATACAACTACTAAGAATACAATTGGTAAATACCAAAGAATCCATCCCCAGTTATTACTGAGTTGACCACCATTTATAATTTCCCAATTTAATTTTTTCATTTGAACATTATCTTTGGTAGTGTCTGGGAGAATAACTGGAGTTGTGTTACAAGCAAAGAGAAATAGTGTTGCTAATAGTGTTAGATATTTCATGATTACTCCTTATGACTTGTTAGAAGCAGCAGCAGATCCAAAATAGAATCCAATGATACTTAATAGAATTTGACGATTTTCAGAAGTGAAGAGATAACCATTTATCTCAACAAAGAATTTTCTTGTTGATTCTGGAATCAAACCAAACAATCCTTCTGGAGTTTTTGCATCTACTTCCACAAAGGTAGGAATACCAAAGAATGGAAGAACGAATGGTGCTAAGAAGGTTGCAAAAAGAACAGAGAGAACTATGATTTGTCTAACTACTCTGCCCACATCTAGTGGAACTCTTTGTACTGCCTTGTCTTGGTTCTCAGTTGTTTGCTTATTAGCAGCCATCAACTGATTGAACATTTCCTTCTGATCTTGTGCTTTCTGAGCCATATAACGGAATAGGAATCCCGTTGCGCCACCACCAATCAATGATATTAATTCTGTTGAAATCATTATTTACCCTTTCTTCTATTTCTTAATTGCTTTGATACTTTTGAAACTGGGAATCTTCTTATTACACCTTTGTGCATTGGGAAGATTGGTGCATCAATGCCAGTTGTTGTCCCCGGTCCCATTGCTGCTGATGCTGAAGATAATTGTGTACCTGCAACTCCTTGCATCTCTTCATCTATTCTTTTTAGAATAGCAGTAAGAACCATCAGTGCTCTGTCATTCAAATCTAATTCATAACCTTCTTTTATAGTTTTTAGTTGTTTGTTCATTGCAAGAGCACGAAGTCTTGCATATAAAATTTGATCAGTTGTGCAGATGTTTATTAGGTTTGTAAGAAGATTAATTAGTTCTCTACGAATTCTTGAATTTGCTGATCTGAGAAAGGGATATCGCAGATTGAATAATGTATATTGTGCTTTTTGAGCATTTTCACCTGCAAGTAAAAGAAGATTATAGAATTTTCGTGGTAGAACCAGAGCACCCTTTTGTTGCTCAATGTCCATTACTTTCTGATCTGCTTTAACTGCTTTTGGTATCATCAGTCTCCACTTCCTGTCTTTTTCTTGTAGCATTTAACTACTGCTGCGCTTGCATATGCAGATGGCCAAACTTTGAATCTTGATTTCACACTTGCTTTACATGCTGCATGTGCTTCTTTGTTTCTTGGGTTCCACTTCTCACAAATAAAGTTTGATAAAGCACTTGTGTAGTTTTCTTTTAGTTTTTTCTTGCTTGGTCTATACTTACCCTTTTCAGCACTCCATGTTTTGCCTGTCTTATGGCTGCTAAACTGTTGACCTTTTTTATGTGCTTTTTGTTTTAATCTGACTGCTTTCTTCTTTTCTTTAGAAGACATCTCACCCCATGTTTGAGGAGTCTTGGAAGATACTTTTTTTGCAGGTCGGCACTTAACTCTACCTTTACCTTTATAAGAACCACAAGGACTGCCATCCTGAGCAGTCCATTTTTCCTTAAACCATCTACCAATGTCTTCTTCTAATCTCATTTGTTATATCTCCCTAAGTTTATTTATAATCCTTCTATCTAGGGGAATATTTAACAAATCAGTTTCTGGTATGTTTTGTGGTAAATTATTTAAAAAAACAATAAAGGTTTTTAAATAAGGGTGCAAGTCCCGTTCTATACGACTGAATAGAAGCCTGGTTGCAGGTACAATATCAAATACATTATAAAAAATAATAATATGGTTTAGTATCAATCTTTCTCGCAACTCACCTGATGCTTTATATTTTCTTAGTAGTCTTTTTAGATATTTTATACGATTCATATCCTCTTGGAATTCGGATATGTTTTTACACTGAGGATTGTTATACATCTTCATTGCAAACATCATATAATTGTCATCATTTAAAATATCAAAATTCATAGTAACTACTTTTTGGGTGGCTTATCTTTTTTCTTATCTTCCTTTGGTTTCAAGTATTTATTCTTAATTCTTTTAAGATCTTTGTGCTTCAATACTTTTCTCCTTAACAATTCCATTTGCGAAGTGATTTGTTAATTCTTGAATTTGGATCTCTTGCAGTTTTTGCAGAAGTTAATTTTGCCTTCATACCTTTCATTCTGCTGCAGAAAGATTTTCTTCTTTTTGCTTTCTTTGAACCCGGTTTTAGTTTGGATGGTGGAGTAGTAACAGCTGTTTGTAACTTGGAACCTGGGTTTTGTTTTCTATAAGATTCAACACCCTTTTTATTGAGTCCACCTTCTGGATTCTTTCCTTCTTTGCGTGTCCATGCTGCTGATTCGGATACTGCCTTGATTGTATCTCTAATTTGAGAAGCACGAGCAGATAGACCACCCTCTTTGTCTATCTTGGCAATCTTACCTTCTTGTCTCTTAATGAACTTTGCTTTTTGTTCAGGAGTAAGAACACCTGCTCGATATTTACGAATAGTTTTTTTTGTGCTCTCTTTTAAGAAATCAAAATAGTTTTTCATGGGTTATACCTTTGGTAGTGGAGGAATTC